TTGTTCTTGTGTTGTTTCCTGTTGCTTACTAGCAGTTTCAGGAGGATTAAGAATGATAGGAACCAAAGGTTCAAGACCTTCAAATACCTCAGGAAATTCTTCCAAAAGGATATTAAAGGATTCAATCAATGTATTCTGATCAGCAGTAACCTGTTGTGCAAATGCAACACTTGAAGAATTACCAGCAGAATATCGTACAGGTTTTTCCCAACGATTAGCAGGGACGAAAACCTCACCACCACGTAAACCAGAGAATTTCTTGGCACGACCAGAGATAGTACCTTGATCATTGGTGTAAGAATCAGCCAATGATTCATTCAAAGCTTGTACCTTGTTCTGCATGTGCTGACCAAACTTACGCATAGATTCAGCTACTTTCTGAACCGAAACAACTTGTCCTTTCTGATTCACAATTGTCTTATTAGGGGATTGAACACCCACGATAATATCACGATTAAAGTCGTTGATTGAACGAAGAGAACGACCAGCAGTATCTACATAACCTTCAGCTTGGATTGAACGAGAGGTGTTCTCTACCGATTTTACAGGACGAGTAGAACGATCTACCTGTGTAAGTCCAATGTTCTCATTATTCCGAATTTCAATCTGAGTTCCTACATTCGTATTGATCAAATTAGCCAGTTTGGATGCCACACGAACGTACTTTAAATCTTCAGGAGTAATCTGTTCATCCGATTCCTCAAGGATCTTATTGGCAGTTTCCGGATTCACATTCGTCGGATTGGTTTTGGCCACGTTCAAAATAGTGATAGGATCCTGAACATCTGTCGTATTTAGATCAATCTTAGCAGATTCCTCTTGAATCTTTTTTACCAATTTTGAGGAAAGAACCCGACCCAATTGTTTTTTGGATTTTCCCGTTAGTTGGTTTACCAACCCTGAGAGTTTATTCAATTGAGTAGCTGCATAGGCAATATCAGCCTCAGTAGCTTTGAAATCTTTTGATCCTATTTTTGCAACAATACCAGTAATATTCTCCATTAGAGTACGATTTTCACCAGCAATACCACTCATACTTTCTGGAACTGGATCTGAATCAGGTTGAGTAACAGCAATTTCTACAGTGTCTTCAAGCTGACCACTTGCTACTTCTTCATGAAGAGTTTTCGTGACATCCAAAACGGCTTGTACAGACGAGGATACTTCACCTGTGTCAGGACGATCAGCATATCCCTGAACAGCCTCAGAAACCCGTCCAGCAGTAGTAGATATAGTTTGGGTAGCGGCTTCAATAATTGGACGAGAAGTGGTTACAATTTCATCAACAATCGCAGCACCAATACGACCACTACGAGCAGCAAAAGAAGGTCCACTATCTTCTCCCTCTGCTACAAGAGCATCCACAATATTACTAGGAATATTCAACGTTCCGCGTACAGTACTGGGAATTGCAGATACACCTGCCATACCCACACCTGCAAGAGCACCAAGAGCAGCTTCTTGTCCAACACCTTCCAAGACACCACGACCAATATTACCATATTCTTCAATAGAAATATTTCGGTTTATAGTTCCAGAGATACCTTGACCAGCTTCTTCAATACCCTCACCAGCAATTTGAAGAAGACCTTTGGTAATACCTATATTAATAAATGAACCAAGAGGCATAGCTTCAAACTTGTTGGTAATGAAACCAAGAGCAAGAGAAGGAATAATCTGACGTACAGCAGCGGTTTCAGCCACCATACCTGCAAGTTGAACCTTGGCTTCCTCAGGAGAGAGACCTTCAGAAACAAGACCTTGCATAATAATAGAGGAAATCATCAGTTGATCTGTGTCTTGGCTCATCACATCTGTGACAGCTTCTCCATATACACCAGCAACTTCAGGAACCGCAGCAGCAGCAGCAATACCAGATGCTTGAGCAACTCGTTGAGCAATTAAATTACGAGTAGCAGCAGCAGTTAAACCCTTAGCAGCAAGTCCACCAACACCAGCAAGAGGGGCAGAAGCTACTAGAGAACCAACACCATCTGCAATAATTGAACCAGCAAGAGCAGGATCTCGGAGGTTTCGTTCAAGAGCATTCAGTGCATTACGACCCTCACGAGCCATGGCAGCTTGATATTCAGGGACACCAGCAGCGATGTCTGCTTCATATTGCACCTGAGAAGTTTCGTTATCAAGTTGACCTTCAATGGCTTCAAAAGCCTGTTTTTCTTGAAGAGTCAGTGAGAGGTTTTCTTGTTTAATACCAGCAGAAATTTCCCGGTGGGCTGACATTAATTCAGCAGCACGACTAGCACCAGTAGTGTTATCATCGCCATCAAAAGCACCTTCTGTGTATCCCGCAGCAAGAACACCCAAATCACCAACTCCACGATATAGAGCAGAAGCTGCGTCCACAGCCATATCAGAGAGTGCTTCAGGAGTTGAACGTACCGATTTACGTACATCACGATAACGATGCTGACCTTGAGAAAGTCGATATGCATTTTGTTGAACCTCTGCACCATATTTTGCCCTGAGTTCAAGATCATTCATATCTTGAAGATCTTGACTGAATTCATCAGTAAATTCAGCATTTGCTGTCAATCCAATTCCATAACGATCTTGAAAGCCAACATTACCAAGAGCTTCGATCAAAAAATCGTCAGTAGGGCGTGTGTTATTAGACATAGTGCAATCCTGTAGATGAAGGTTACGTCATTCTACTTTCACACTATGCCAAAGTTTTCAAGTGCTACTGTCGAGCTTCTTCTGCAACTTGTGTAGAAAATATTGCAGCCATTTGAGCATCTAGAGCTTGAATCTGCGATTCAAGAGCACTTCGACGAGGATCATTTTCTTTCATTTTCGCTAATTGAGTACGAAAACGATTGCGTTGATTCTCTAATTGACGAACTTGTGTCTCTTGAATCTGAAGACGACTACTACCACGATCATAATCACGACGTGATTCAGGGCTAAGTTGTTCCACCGCAGTTTGAACCGCATCTTTATTAAAACGAGAACGAATAGTATTTCGACCATAAGGATCACGGTTGAATACATCACGCATTGCAACAGCAACTACTTCAGGAACAACACCAAATTCATTGGCGTATTCGTTAATCAAATTACGCATCTTATTTTCATCGAAACCAGATTCACCAAAAAGACCTAGAACAGCATCAGGATTTTCACCATCTTTGCCCAAACCAAGATCAGTAATGAGACTAGTAGTTGGATCGTCATAATACCGACTAATATCACCTAGAGCACGATTCTGATCATCACCTTCAAACTGACGACGTTCAAAGGCTAGACTATCTTCAATAGCTCGATTCAAAGCCACATCCTCTGCTACAGCAGGAGCAAGTTCAGTCTGAAGAGATGCAGATTCAGAAATCATAGCTTCAGCAGCAAAACGTGCAGTCAAAGCCTCAGAACTAGAAAAATCACCAGAATCATTTGCTGCATCTTCAACAGCCTTTGCGACTTGATCAGGAGTAATGTTATTGGGGTTTGAAACCGCAGCCGAAATAAATGCAGCAGTTGCATCCCGTTGAGATTGAGCAAGTTCTTCTGCCAATCGTGTATCACCTTCTTCAATGGCTTTATCCGAACCAGAGAGAATGGAATTCACATCTTCCAGAGATAGAAACTCTGAATTTGATACAGCAGCAGAAAGAATATCACGAGCAGGAGTAGCACCAGAACGAACATCTGCGGTGGCGGCTTTTATATCGAAACCATTAGCACCAACATATTTAGCAGTACGTGAACGAGCATGTTCAGCAGCAGGACGAAGAAAATTATTAACAATATTAGATCCAGCTTCACCAGCATTTTGGGATTGACGTATCACATCCCAAGCACCAGCTTCAGTAGTATTGAGTTCTTCCATCAGAAAATCTAGTTGATTATCAATGGTATAACCATCTTTTCCATACTTAGTTTCAAATTTTTCTCGACGAGGGCCAGTCAACTGGTAGAGACCTTTACCACGAGTACCATGAACATTAGGAACAGATTCAGTAACTCCAACATTAAAACCGGATTCATCTTGAAAATTCATCATGAATCCTTCGGCAATATGTGAAGGCATTCCACGATTAATCAAACCTTGATAAACCTGACTCTGAGCACTTTCAGTAGAAACACCATATCTACCATGTTGTTGACCTTCAGAACGAGCAGCAACAACTTCATCTGACAAACCAGCAAGTTCTGAACGTCGACCTTGACGCCAAAGATTATCATCCATCGCAATACCATGAAGGTCTTCTGCACGATTACCTGCTTGTTGAGCTAAACCAAGACGACCTAGACGATCTGATGTAATCGACCGTTGGTTTGCAAAATCTAGAGACTCTGCACGATGACCATATAAAGTATTCAACATATCTTTAGATACACTACGACCTTCTAAACCCCCACCTTGCAGCCATGTATCGAGTTCTTCTTCTGAAGAAATTCCTGCCAATTCTTGCATTACTTCAGCGTCTGCTTTGGATTCTAGACCTGATTGGTATTTGGAGAGGATATCTGAACCAGTTTCCATTCCTCGATTAAAAGAATCACCAGCACGTGCAAGGGCTGCCGAAGCAGCACTAAGATCTGGGGCGCTAAGTTGACGCCACTGAAGACGAGGATCAGCCATGAGAGTATTCCTTATAGACTATGTTCATCGAGATAAGACTCAGTATCGGCACTGGATTTACCTTCAGTGTGATGACGAGCACGGATCCGATCTTCAAGAGCAGTATTATAAGTTTGGGTTTGATTTGCCAAATTAGTCTCAAAAGTGTCTTTAGCAAATGAAAGTTGTTGTTTTGCAAGTTTATTCTGTTGATAGGTATTCCACAAGTTTCCAAGAACTTGAACACCTCCAAGAATCAGACCTGCACCTCCATCTTTAGAAAAGAAAGGAGAATTTTGTTGTTGACCAACACCAGATTCGGAACCAATTGCAGGACCAACAGTAACATTAGGAGCTTGAAGTGCACCTGTTCCTTGAACTGTCCCTAAAGGAGCCATCATAGTCTGCATAAGACCTGTTCCAGTAGTTCCTAATTGAGCACCCGAAAGGGTTGGATCTGTATATTGAAGTCCGTTTATCATGGCATCAATTCCTTGGAAGTGTTTGTTGTATATCAACGAAATCATAAACCATTGACTGAGTAATCTTAATGATGTCAGTTCCAGTCATAGTTGTTCGTTGGATAAACTCATCTGCGGTTTCGGGCATATAACCACGAGATCCACGGCGTGAGACATTGCCATATACACTGCTTGTAAGAGAAAGTGGATTAAAGTTCAAATCGTTTCCGCCCAATCCTTGAATAAGATTGTTAATATAATCCATTTGTTGTTCATATTCTGATTCAGCTTCTTCTAATTCTTCTAACTTGATTGCGATATCACCTTTTACCCAACCAGCATAACCATTGGCTAAAGCATTTCCCAACCCAAGAAGACCTTCTGTACTGAATAAATCCAGCCCTGATACAACAGCCCCAATAGCAAAACTAGCAATTGCTGCAAAAATAGCACCCCATTGCTCACCAAAAAGCTCTGTACCCACAGAAGTAAGAATTTGAGACACAACAATAGAAGCAATATAATTTGCTGCTACACCTGCCACAATAGCTGCCGTTCCAGTAAGACCTAAGCTTGCACCAATAATGGCATTAGATCCAAGAATACCACCTCCTGCGGCAAAAGTTGCTGGTGAAATAATTACTGCAACTACAATAATTAAGACTACTAATAGAATCTTAAACAAAAATGATTCATACCATTTCTTTTTCACTACTTCATATGAATTAAAAAGAATATGTACATTAGCTGTAGCCATTTGAGTAGCATCAACTAATCCCATAGCTTTTACTGTAGGCATGTGAAGTGGAATTATGAAACCAGAAATATCAGAATCATCTAGTGCTTCTTTACTGGTAATCTTAACGCTTTTACCTCCATAAACATAATTATGATGAATTAAACCAGTAATTGTTAACTTACTGTATTCAGTATCTGAAACCTGAAAATACATAATTATTGTTGGAATTGAGTTCAAAGTGTCTCGAACTGTATAAAGACCATTTTGATCTTGCAGACCTTCACGTTCTACCCACTCAAGATCTGGTCCATTTTCGAACATGGTTTCACCAGGGTTAGCGGGTCGAGTGTTTCCAAGTATATCTTTAAAAGTGTATACACCAGTTACTTGAGTTTTTTCAATATGAGTCCACTGAAGACGAATATCAAAATGATCTTCCAGTTCAGCATGATCAGATTTAAGCTTCAAAACCGTAGCTTCTGGAGTAGATATAGTGGGTACTACAGGAGGATCAACTCTAGATTCCCATTCAATATTAGTTTCATTTTCCCAATCTATTAATTCTTGAAGTTTAATTTCATATTCTGCCACTTGTGTAGCAAAATCCGTCATTGTACTACTAGTAGTATTTTGAAATTGAATCATCTCTTCAAAGAATTTGAAGATATATTTTCGACAAGCATTTTCTTTTACATTCAAAGATGCTCCAAATATTATGTAAGCATAATCAATATCGTCGATATCTGGATTATCAGCAATATCTGCTAGAATACTACTAATAGATTTATTTGTAGTTCGTTTATATGCTTTTTTTGTTTCTTCATATAAACCATTAGTATCATAAGGAGCTTCATCAATTGATTTATTATCCAAACGAAGTGGTAGTAACGGAAAGAATTCTTGCCAATTAGTCATATCCAAATCATTAGAAAAAGCATCTAAATTAACATTTCCAGTTCCAACTTCGTAAATAAAGATTTGTTCACCACCTACAATTGTATTTTCATAGATTGTTTGAGTATCAAGTTTTTGAATCCATGATTCATTAACTTGTTCTCCGGTTGTAACTTGAGTTGTAGTTCTAATTACCCCACCACCAATATCTTCATTAATAATAACAGTATTGGAATAACCTCCAATTACACTATCAGTACCAGTAAAAGTATATCGTTCAAAAAGACCTTCAGTCTCTAAACCAACAGTACCTATCCATGTAGTTTGTTCCCAAACATCAATTGATGTATTGAGATTAGTGGCTACATCTGCATCTATAGCAGAATCTACCTCTGTAGGAGTAGAATCACTATATTCTCTAGTCTCTACCATCTCTCGTTGCAAAGTAACTGGAGTAAATGTTCCAGTAGAACTTTGCTGAATCCAATCAGTAAGATCAGGTAATACACTTACAGAAATTGGAGTACCTTCTTCTAAAGCTTCTGTATTGTCTTCTAAAACATAAAAGAATTTAGCAATAACATACTGAGATTGATAATCAAAATTAACATCAACCCAAGAGTAAAAATCACCATTAGGGAATTGTACTGAAAATGTTGATGTATTTAAGTCATAATCAGATAAGTAATCTTCTGAAACACGATTTGGATAATTCTCCAAAACCCATTTTTCAACAAAGATATCAGGATCTCCTTCTGTAAGGTAAGAAGATTGAATAGATATACTTAAACCAGCAGGAGTAGGAGGAATTGTAATTTCTCCAGCTACTACAATAGAATCTACTGCTTGGTTATTAGAAGTAGTTACAGTAGGTAAACCAGCAAGATTATTTCGTTTAGCATAATTAAAGAATGATCTTTGACTAATACCCGGTCCCTGAAAATAAGTATTAGTAATACTTTCAGACAATGATGAAGTATTCGCCAAAATTGACGAATACATTATTCCTTTTAGAAAATTTGGTCGATTTGCTTCATCTCCAGCCAAATTATATAAGGTTGAAGCAACATAAATCTTTTTTGAACCAGAGAAGATACCCATAATTAACTTCCCAGCGTGTTGTTAACCCGAACAGCAGCCAAAACTTCATTGATCTCGATATTGGTCAATTGAGTTGGAGCCGTTAGACCTTCATCTAGGGTTTTCTGGGTAATCCAACCATCAAGATACATCTTCGCAGTCTTGTGTTGAGCATCCTTAATAAAGCTGTCGATCTGTTGAGTGTACAGGTCTTTCTGTTTTCCAACAGAACCAACAACCGTTGCACCATCTGAACGAGCATCCAGAGTTTTAGAACGTTCTGCTTCACTTTGTTCCGTAGTCAAAGTGATTTGTTCACCAATCAGTGTAACTTGTGTTGGTAGAGTATTAGTGAGATTAAAATCTTTGATATCCGCATCAGAGGTCAGATTTCTTTTCTGAAGTGCTATAACACCTTGGATAGAAGTCAGACCATCACTGCGCGTATCCAAAGTATTTGCACGCTGAGTTTCTACTTGTTCTTGAATTAAAGTGGTTTCAGCAGGTTGACGTTCATCCAGAATATGTTGTTGTTGTGCCAGTTCTACAGGTAGCATAGAAGTAAGCTGGAAATCAGAAATATCAGCTTGTGTTGGGATAATCCGATCACGTTGAAGTGTCTGAATATCTTGTTCCAAAGGCTGAAGAATACGATGCTGAAATTCAGCTATAGAAGCCTGTGCAGGAAGTATACGATCTACCTGAACCTCATTCATAGCTACTGTTGATGGCATCACAGCCGTACGTTCATATTGAGAAATAGCCAATTCAGCAGGCATTTGATAATTTCGCTGGTATTGTTTAATTAGTACATCCGCAGTTACTGAATCATGAGATGCTTCTTCTGTAGCAATCTGCATCTTAGTTAGAGCATACTGAGCCGCAGTCAGGTTCAGTTGGAAGTTCGCATTAGTAGTTTCAATCTTCACTCGTTCTAGTTCCACCAAAGCAGCAGTTGCTTGAATCTCAGCAATTCGGGCTTGCATTTGTGCAGTTACAGCATTCCAGCGAGCTTGGTCTTTTTGGAGAGAGAAGGAAATAGATTGTCCAATTACCTGATTGGCAATGGTTGTATATGCTTCTGCATATTGAGAACCAGTAATACGATTACCTTTAAATTCTCGTTCAAGATGAGTATCCATTGCTTGCATGAATACATCAAATGCACCAACACCAGTAATAGTACCATTACCTTCAGTGACATCTGAAATTGTGACTCCAGCAACATCATCATACAAACCAGTAGTTGCATCAGTTGTTGGGTCAAAATTAAATTTAACATCATCAAAGTTAGGAACAGCGGGGATAGTAACCCCCGCTGTTAATGTGGTGAACAAATCATTCGCCAAAGTAGACGAATTGTCGATATTTTCAAAAGTTTGAGCCATGATTATTCACCTTTATGTCGAAGTTATGACCGATATAGCGTTATTCTCCGCTTTGGTCGATAGCCCCTCGTGCTTTCTGATCTTGAGCCAAACCAATAAGTTCTTGATCTGTTAATGCAGTAAGATACTCGATAGCAAATTTCTTCATAGAAACAGTTTTATACCGTTTGACACCAAAGTTTGCACCTTTTTGTTTCACTTCCCGACGATGGTTATAAGTTTCCGCAGCCATTGCATTCAATAGAATCTCAGGAACATGATAACCAAGTTCGTTTTCTTCACCAAAAGGAATAAACTTAGATACTTTACCAGTATATCTATTATAGACGGTTTTAATGGCACCCGGTACAGCAGAATCGTTTGGATCCATATTGGTAATTCGAACACGATGCAAACGCATGGCTTTAGCTCGTACAATTGCACGTTTCTCTGGTTCCGAAAGATTCGGTTGACGGGGATCCATTTCAGCTAGAATGGCACGAGAATGTTCCAAAATCGACTTGGGTTTTTCTTCAATAACAGGATTTTTAAGTCCAGACTGCATTTTACGCATAGCCTGCACCACAGGATCATCTTCATCAAGTTCTGAATCTTTTTCTTCGTCGAGGGCAATCTCTGCAAGAATATTTTCCTTGAGAGTAGCAATACCTGTATTTCCAGAATATTTTATACCGACATGATCAGCCACAGCGCGCAAGATATCTTTATCTTCGGTTTCCATAACAAGACTCATTAGAGCCTCAGGAGTATAATCAGTGATTGGTTTTTCCATTGGGAATTTCCTTTTAAGTTACCATGGGTAAAAGTCGCTTAACACAACCTAAAAACTAAGGCAAATTAAATGAAAAGGGCCACCCGAAGGCAGCCCTAATCAGTCGTTTAATCAGATCCATTACTCAGGGATCGGGCTATAGGAAACAGCCATACGTTCACCACGAAGCTTGATAAAGCCGTAGAAGAACTTGATCGAAGAGAAACCGATCTTACCATACGGGTCGGTACGATCCGCAGTCTTCTCGCCCGGCTTCTTCACGATAATACGGAACTTCGATTTACCTTTACCACCCATACCTTGCAGACCGATGGTAGCAAAAGCCTGATCACCAACTACCAGCAGTGGAGCCACATCGTAACGACCACCAGTCACTTGATAACCATTGTTAGTAGACTCTGCACCACCAGCACCTTGCCAACGCATCATTTGCGGAACAACCACAATACGAAGATGAGCAGTTGGAATTGCACCAATTTCACCATTCATAATCGTTGCTGCATCAGCATATTTCTCAACTGGAATGAAATCATCCCAATCCGAGATCATGATTTGCAGTTCCGAACCAATATAAGCAATACGTGAGGCCGAGACCACACGAGTATCAGTCATACGAGAACCTTTAATGATCGTAGTTTTCTTCGGCGTACGGTTGTCATCGAGAGTAACAGACAGACGCTTTAGATCACCAACAGTCAGCAGATCAACAGAACCAGTTTCACCAGAGATCTCCGATACGGCAGTTGCCACACCAGGGAAGACTTTAACATCAGCAGCAGCCAGAAGATCAGCTTGCAGAAGGTCTTCATAGATCTCGTTCGCACCGGCCAGCATCTCACGGCTCAGATGACCATAAAGTTCCGAATCGGTATCAAACATCAGCGAATCTTCAGTCCATTCCATGAAGAAACCATGTTCAGCGATTTCACCTTTACGCTCCAGACGGGTAAATCCAACACGGTTTACACGACCACCTTGTTCCGTCAGAGTTGGCATCTTACCCAGAATAGTACCAACGTCACGTGAACCACCATACAGAGCACCAACGTTCTCAATCTTCACACCACCAAGATCCAGAGCCACAGCAGTATTTGCTTTGGTTTCATCCGCATAATGGATTGAGTTATCAGTCAGCGTAATAGTAGCCAGACCTGTACCACCAGAATCGTCAGCACCAGCAGTGGCGACGGTTTCAGCAGACAAGTCATCATTGTTCACATTGTCATTGATAGCAGCAGCAGCAGCTACTTTCGAAGCATTTGCAATCGCTAGTACAGTACGAGGAAACGTTACGGTAAAAGTACCCGAAACACGAGCCGCACCACCAGCATCAAGACCCTGATCGTTAACGTTGAGATCATCGAGCAACGGAACATAGTAGTAAACTCGAAGTTCTTTACCATAATGTTTTGGCATCGACTTAGCATCAGCCAACGGAGAAAAGTACATTTCTTCCGCAGCATCAATCAGAGATTTTCGATCCCAATAGTGGGTGTTAAATTGAGGGCCAACACTGGACTGATCAGCAGTCTTGTTGACCTCGGGAGAATTATAAATCTGAGTCATGACGTATCCTTTCGCATTACAATCTCAGTGGTTATTCGGGAGGAGCCATCTTTAGGAATTCCTCGTCCGACAGTTTATCGAAATCAGTATCAGTTAATTGAGTATTTATCTGTTTCGAAGGAGGTGTCGAAGAAAGATGTGGATTGGGCTTTAACTTCTTCGCTGTCGGAGCCTTCCTTGCTCCCGACGCCACTGGTTGATCCTGAAGTTGGTCCGAAGTAATTGGAACCATAGGATTCGCCTGAGGAGCGGGATTTTGAGAACTTTGTTTAAATACCCCGGCATTTCTCATAGCCTCACCGACTTGATCAAATGCTTTTAAGAAAGGCACATTGAGTAGATATCCTGTGCGCTTCTGGTATTCGAGTTCTTCAACTACCTTGTCGTAAACACCGCTTGCTTTCAATTCTTGGAGATTGCCCAAAATTACGGGATTCTCTCTTAATTGAGCTTTTGATTCTTGATCCCAGTCTTTGTGAATGTGAGCAACCAGAGCCTGACCTTCAGGGTTAGCAATAGCTTCATCCAACGCATCCCGGAAACTGTTATCTTGCGAGTCTCCTTGGTAGTTGTTAGCCTGATAACCTGTATCTTTTTCAGTATCAAGGTCCATTGGATCAATTTTGTGACTTTTTAGCAACTGTGTAATTGCTGCTTTATCACCTTTTGACAAATCTATTAGAAAATTCAATTTAGTAGGATCATTCAAACCTTGATCAGAAAGCATTCTATTCAAAGTTTTCATTGGTTTAAGTTCTTGCATTCGACGAGAGTAATTTACACCTTGTTGAATTAGACGAATTGCATCTTCTGGAGAACGAACAGAAAAATCCTTCCCATCTGCTTTGAAGGGAGCAGTAATCTGCTGATAGAAACCAAGAGCAGTATCCATAGCAGTAGTATCTATCCCTTCTGGGAGTTTGTAGTACCCTGCTTTAGCAGGAGTTTCTTTCCCACCTTTTTGTGGTGTTACTTCATCAGTGGGAGTCTTCCCTTCTTCTTTGGTGTTTTCTTTGGGTTGCTCACCCGACGGTGTTTTATCATCTGTTTCAGATTCTGAATCTTCGTCTTGGTGGGAATCTTTACGTCCTCCCATATCTTTCTGGTCTTCGTTTGCTTCCGAAGTTTCACCGGCATTGGGATCATTATTAGCCCCGGTATCATCAGACTCAGAATTGTCAGAAGATGACTCATCATTATCTGTATCTTCAGATTCTGTATTGTCTTCCGGATCAGATTTTTGTTCTTGGTTTTCAGCATGGAGTTCCTCATTTGTCAAAGAAGTTTCACCTTCAGGTACATTACCGGAATAATCTTCTTCATCAAGTTTGAGAAAATCTTCATCGCTCATATTTTCGAAATCAACAGCAGTTTTAGGGGTATCAACCATGATTATTCTCCATCATTGGGTTTTATTAAAATAGTAAAATCCGAGATTATTTGGATAGTTCTTCTTCTGTTTTAAGAGCTTCATCTCGGGCTTCTTCAAGAGAGACCAACTCATCATAAGCCATATTGCCTTGTTCAACATGCATTTTCATATAGTTCCGGAAGGAACCAACTGCGGCGATATCACGAACACAGTTTTGCATGATCTGTTCATTTAGGCGACCTGACGCCATAAGTTCAGCTAGGCGTTGTGGTTCATTAGTTAGATAACCATTCATAATTAAATTAACGAAGTCCACATTTGTAGAAAGACGACGAGCAGACTCAGCACGTTCGATAATAGTCTCATAGTGGGATTTAGCTTCCACATACTGTTCATGAGTGAGTTCAATTGGTTCTTCGTCTTCTTCACTCATTGAGGCGTTATAAAGGTCCATGTAATTACTCCAGCAATGAACTAAAACCCTGCCTTTCAGGGTTCTTTCAGTCTTACTGAGTGCTCAATGGACCAATAGGAAGGTTTTGTCCAGAAAGTTGTGGAGGAATAGCAGAGGGATCTGAGAAACCTGAACCAAGTTTAGGAGCAGTTTCTCTATTGTCCTTGGCTTCAGTCAAGGCATTATATCCAACCGCAGCTTCTACCATACCTGAAGGAGTCTCTCCTTTCAGCATGGCTTTGGTAACTTCCAGATCACGATTACCACGAGCCTGAGCACCCATCTTCTCAACTTCACGTTCATGTTTAAGACCTGTAACGGACTCATCCACATCAGACAACAATTGAGCAGCCCGAGCATGAGCTTCTTCTACACGAGCCATATTAAGAGAAATTTCAGTTTGAATTTTCTGAAGTTCAGCTTCTTGAAGAGCCACTTGCAAAGGATCAGGTTCAGGACGATAATTCCGAAGGTTCTCAGCCAGATCAGGCATACGCTTGAGATCAGCTACTTTAGCTAGAATGATCGAACGAAGTTGAGGATCCATATCCGGACCAACAGTTTGAAGAATCATACCAAGATCTGCTGCTTTTTGTTCATCAACTGAAGCAGTGGAAATATCTACTTTTAAGTCAAAATCACCTTCTAGTTCAGCACGAGAAACTTCTACATACTGTTTGTTAGTGACACGAATAACTTCTTTTTCATCCAAGAACTTAGCATTCATAGCGATAAATTTCTTACCGATATCCTGTATACCTTTAGCAAGACGACGTAGAATACTCATTTCACGAGTAGCAGCCGAATCCAAAGCACCACGGATACCCGTAGCAACTGAACCATAAGCATCACCTGAAATCCCACCAGAAAAGGATTTCACACCTGTAAGAGCTTCAGCATCTTGGTTCTGAGATATAATAGTTTCATGTGCAGAACGAGGAATTTCAGGATACTGCATCTGTTGGATATTAGTTCGAGGATCACCATTTGGATTGAACTCAAAATCTTCACCATTAGTAAAACGACGCTTATTAACAGGATCCAAGAAACCTTTGGCATAACCAGTTTGTGCATTAGCAGAACGACCCATCAAGTCGATCATACCACGAGTCACAGCACCAATAATGCGTTGATTATCTTGGAGTAGGGAAGCATCAGCTTCACCAAAAACAGATTTCAGGATTGGCATGTAAGGTACAATTACGAACGGAGGTAAAGAATCCGGGAACGGATTTTCTTGCATCTGAACAATAGTTTCACCAATCCAAGTAACAACAATAGGAACCAAAATACCATTATCATAGATGTCATAGGTTCCCCAATATTCATAAACTAAGCATTTCTGTTTATCAGACATGCTTCGAGAATCTGAATTTGGAGTAGTTGATTCGTGATCAGGATTACCATGCTGAGACTGAATCTTAGCTTGCTCCCAGTTTACTTGATTAAGGTTATGATACTGATCTTTCTTTTTCAGAAGATCAGATTTTGTAGCCTCATAGGTATACACCATAAACTGAGCGTTTTCCCAATCCCCATCACAAGATGGATCAACGAAAAGATTGGCCACATTTACAATACGGAGAGAAGGACAATTTTTAACCATCACCTCATCCACAGCTTTAGTTACACCATCTGAAATAGCTTCAACTAAATAACCCATTTCTAGAGTTTTCTCGGCTGAAGCTTTCAAGGCTTCTGGAAGAGATTCAAAATCAGGAGTCTCCTGTTGCATGTGCATAACAGCTTGTTGAATCATTTGAGCTTTATTTTCATCTTGAACGCGGAAGTAATTGAATTTCGTAGTTTCAACTTCTTTCGTCATATATTCACGTTCCCAACCTACACGAACAATCACAGATCCTTCATCTACAGCAGTGCGAACATACCGATCAATAAAATCAACTTTATTAATTTTAGTATCAAATTGCCAATTTAGAACTACCTGATTTTGTTCAGCTTTCTGAACATCTTCATGAGTTCGAGGCAGGACTTGGAACATTCGATCTGTATTAAGAAAAGGTTCCGACAGAGCCGGATAACGCCATTCATTGTGTTTCCGAATCAATTTAGGTTGAACAGCAGATCGACCCGGTTTTGCTTTCTTCGGGGATTCTGCTCCAGTAGTATTTCGAAGGTTCAACCAACCATCAACATTGTTTTTCTGATCGGTAGTCTCTTGATGTGCAAATTCAAGATCAGCACGAAGATCCATTAAAGTTGGCTCTTTCGTCCATTCAGTCAAACGTGTTTGTTGATTATCAGTCGTTTCAAGTTGTTCAGGATCCACACCCATTTCACCGGACTGCTCATTACGGCTTTCTGATTGTACATGATATTCTTGGTTAAATATATCCACGGCCATTATCCTTACTTCAACAAAGTAGAAAGTTTATTATAACCCTCTACAGCAATTTCTTTTTCTTGACCACATTGGATAAGAGCATCTCCAAGACGCCCCATTCGAATCTCATCTGAACCAATGGAAGTACCTTTTACTTTTATAATAACTTCTATTGGATGAGGACAAGGAAGTTCAACATTTGTCGGAAGAGATTCAAGGTGTACCCCATCTGCGTTCCAAACGTTGCAACCCACCAGTAGAACTAATACCGGGAGCATCAGAACCGGGAGCTTCAAGTGCTTCATTTTCAAGGGCATGAATTAACTCCTGTTTTTCTTGGTTAAGACGCAAAATTTCAAAGTTCTTTTCGCTTAGTTCGTCTGCTAAGTCAAAAACTTCTTGTTGTAGTTCTAAACGAGCAGCTTCAAATTTTCGAATCTGTCTCTCTTGGCCTTGTATAAAACCAAAACCAAACAACCCCCCTGCGAGAAGCAGGAGGGCCGCAATCTTATATGGGAAGGGAATAAGTTTTAACATTACATGAACTTTTTAATCATTCGTTTTCTCATCTCATCTCCAACGTGAACTGGATCACGGGGACTATTATCACCGGGTAGAACCATATAATCCCATTTATTATTCTGTTTTACACCAAGTGTTGGCTGAACTTCAGCATGAGTCAGAATGGTCCATTTGGATACAGGAACATCATATTCCTCACAAATCTCTGCGGTAGTTTCCAGCATTGCATCAATACCTTCCCACGTTAGAGGATAAGTACCCCAATCCATAGGCCAACCTTTAGCATCTCCCATGGCATCAACTGAACAACCCAACCAGCCGGTATTCAATGATTTGGTATGGGATGCACCAATACCTTTACGCCAGTCATAGTTGACCTGTTCAGAAATAGTATGATTACCATCATAGGTGTTACCATCAGTATCAAAGATGAAATTATAGTGATCTTTTTCAAAATCAATCACACCATAAGCACCAGCAGTCCAATGCCAAACAACTCCACGTACACCACGAGTGAAGAGTTCTTGTTTGGTTCGGACTCGTTTTTCTTTCATGGCATTTTCAATACCTTGATGAGTCTTTGGGCCATTCATCCCATCTACGGTAAGGACAGGGCGTTTGAAGATACCGTTCACACGGCTTTGATAATCTCGGACAGTAAACATTACTGATCTCCTTGAGAGAAGTAGGTTTGAGGATTTTCACACTGATCGTTGTTAGTGAAAATAGCATATACAACAAGAGTGGCCCAAGCCATAATAATAATCAAGGGCCAATTAAAATGGATTCGATGTCCGAGATATATAAATTCATGAGATTTTCGGTTCATGATTTTAATCTCCAATTAACAAAGAGTTCAATCCAAGTAGGTACTTTTGTAATTAGAGCACGAAAAATATGCTCCCCAGAAAGAGTCATAATAATCGTTAGTGGTATAATTAAATCAGAAGAAAAAAGTCCATAAACAAGACTATCTGAAGAATTAGACCAAAGAATCAAAAGACCCGGTCCATAATAAGCAGTCATAGCACCTGCAATCACACCTCCATACGCACGTTTACGGCGAAGACGTTTAGTTTGAGGAGTTTCATCTTCTGGAATCGGCTCTTCACTCATCAACCATTTTGCGATAAGAGTTAATATAATCACAATAAAAAGTTCTGTATCTTCTAACATCTGTTGCATCAGACAAATCCTCTGTCTTGAAATCGAGTATCTTCATCGACAACTTCTGAAGTTCCAGATTTATTTTCAATAATATCATCAGAAACCATACGAAGGTAAAGCCCATAATAGGAATCACCTGTAGCTTTATTTTCCTCTCCCCCCATATGCGTTAGATACAAACCAGACACATAAAGAGCAAGAGTTTCATGTAGATTTGGAGGAAGATCAATATTCCCAACTTCAGTAATTTCAGGATGATATTTCTGAAAATGAAGATCTACCGCAGGTCCATAATCTTCCATGAACTGATCAGAGAACCGAACAGTTGTAGGAGATGGTTGTGTAATCTGTTTATTACTCTTTGGGATAAAAGTTCTTTTATTATCTTCAATGACATCATTCCCACGATACACAGCATCAACTGAAAGCAATCGTATAAATTCGGGATAGTTCACCTCATCCAGAGTGTATATATTCTGACCAGTAACAAAGGATAAAACTGCCTGAGATTCTAGTAATTTCATACGAGTAGAGATGTCTTTAAGACCTTGATTCACCAAATTCAAAATTTGATCTGTATGACTGGGATCAATTGTACCTGTATCTTGGTCAGATACTAGAGCAGTATTTTTTAACTGCTGAAATGCCAGTTTGGTTGTGAAATCTGTAAATGATATGATCATAGCTCTTCCTTACACAACATAAGCATCTAAATCAGTTTTAAACTCTTCTTCCGTGTCCATACCCCATATTGTATCTGGCGTCGATACCTGAGGTTCATCTTTTGGTTCATCTGGGTTTGGAATCCATGCATTCATAAAGGGAAGCATCGAGATTGTATCGAGACAATCATCTTTACCTTTAATACCATCTTTTGTGGCTAGAGAAATTTGTTCCATAAACAAACCTAGTACTTGAGTTTTTTTCATCTCCAGAGGAAAATTTACTTTTCCTGCTTTAAATAATGGTACAACCATATTGAATCTACTTAATTTATCGGTTGTTGGACGAATACCGGGTTTTCCTTTTTCATGAGTCAGATTGAAATAAACACTTCGGTAATCCATTTCTTTTTGGATCCATGAAATAAATCCACCTTGTTGTCCAGAAATCTCGATCCCAACTCCTTGTGGCATATATTCTTGAACCAAGCGAAAAAGATCATCTATTGTAGTGTCCATAGTTTGACGAGCACAAACCCCATCTATCCATGTCCAATCACCTTTTTTGTCATAAGCCCAGACTGAGAGAACTGAATAATCGGCTGTCTGTTTTGAAGAAGTGGCAAAATCAGTGGTGATATAAAAGTTATAATCACGACGTTTGGTCATGATCTCTTGACGAGAACACCAACCAATATCTGCATCCTGAACCAAGCGAGCCTCATCAGAGGTAATTCGTAGCATAAGTTCCTGACGAAAATCTTTCTCTTTTCCCTGAAGAACTGCATCATCATACATCTCTTTCACATAATCATATGTGAATCGGTCTTCCCAAGCACCAGAGAACTCTTCACGATCACAGGGAAATTGCTGACAAATAGGCCATACGTTAACTTCCCAAGCTCCTGATTCAATTGCTTGAACTACAATATCTTCTTTGTTGAATGGAGTCCCGGATAGAATCATCTTATGACGTGTAGGATCAAGTGCATACTGTACACCTGAATAAACCGTATCGTTAATAGCTTGCATAGCAGTTGGAGATTTGGAATCAGCATCTGAGATTAAATCATCCATTACAGCTAAAACAGGACGACGGTTAAAGATCTTGGTTCCTCGAATACCAGACTTTGCACCAAACATCTTTACACCAAATTTACCTCCACGTCGGTTGATAAATTCCATATAATTTTCAGTGAATCTAACTCCTGATTCTGGAATCCAATGTTGAAGAAACTCAGAAGAATAGTATCTGGATTTAATCGACTCTCGGGCGGATTTAACGCCGTTCTCCATAGAGTCCGAAATATAAAGCATTCCGGGAACTGTACCAAAACCGGGTATTTTATTGAACATCGCCAGATATAGAGTCAAATACTCCATCATAAGTGTAGTCTTTGCAGTACCACGAGCACAGAGATTGGTAACTTTCTTTTTTCGATTTGGTAATTTATCTAACATAGCTAAATGCATAACTGGAGTTTTATTATCTTCACCACGGCCATCATTACAGAGTTTAATAAAGTTCATAAATTCTAATGCAAATTGAGAGGGTAGATATCCTCCCGAATTTAACCAATCAAAATCGACTTCATTGAGGTAATCATCAACAGTTTTGTTACCAAAGAATTTACTCATTCTCTATTACCTCTGCTTCTGGAACATTCAAAGGCAGAGCAGCTACATCTTGAACGGTCATACGATCTCCTTCGATGACCTTCATTTGAGCTTCAGCCATCTCACTAAGACGTTGTTCCAGAGCAGCCATGCCATCATTCATAGCAATATCAATTTTTAGTTCAGCTTTATTAACTTCAGGTTTTTTCAGATGGGTCAAAATAGAATTAGCAGCCTCAACTCGAACCTTATCTGAGACTGAAACATCATTCATAATTTCATAGTTTACATTCAGAGCACTTTGAAACATATCCTGATTCAAAACCCATGTCGGGATTATGGCTCGTTCATAAACCAAGTTGACTAACTTGCCTTTGTTATATGCCGCTACATAGGAAGCAATATCCTTAGGAGCACGCCCATCAGCAACCATTTGTCTATGTCGTTCTGGAAATGTAGTTTTATAGGCATCAAGATTTGATTTACCCATCACTTTGTAAGAAACATACATTACTGCTCGAACATAGTCTCCCAGTTTGAATCGCCCTTCCTGAAGAACCTGACTAAAAGAAATAAAATTATCTCGAATATATCGAGCTTCTTCAGGGTCTCGGGAAAGGTTATTCAACTGATTAACCATTTCTTGAGTAATAACACCTTTCTGACCAGCAGGTAGGCTTTTTTGAACTTCGATTAATGTAAGCATTATATCTCCAATCATAAAATAATTTATGACTAAAGTGAGCCTATACTGTAAATCAAATGAAACGTAAATAAAGAAAAAATTTATTTACGTTTCATCTTAAATCAACATCCATACACGAAAACAGGTTTGGCGTTAGGCTGGCAAATAATCTGCGTCCATCACCCAACATCGCACATCGTTATTCGCGACCGCCTCACCCGTTACCTTGATGATGATGTCGCTTGCCTCCGTTTCTGTCAGTTGTGCAGCGTATCCCAACTGTTGCGAGGTGGCTCCGAGTTCCCAAAGTTGCGCAGTCGCCCGCTGTGTGTTCACCCCGGCTTTTCCTAAAATAACCTCAGCACGCCATGCCCCTGCCTGACTTGTTGTCATTGTCATTGTGATGGCCGTCACGCTGCCGATGTGGACCTTTAGTGTCTTGGCGTTCGCGTTGTTCGCCGTTGACCCAGAGAATATAACCTTGATTGCATCATTGGTCGCCTGAAATGTGCCACCGGGCAGAGTGTAAACCAGCAGGTCATCTTCACCCACACCAACGTTTCCTGTTACACCAGTACTTTGCAATTTCCGCACATTGGAAAACGCGCCTATGTAGGCACTCGTACAACCGCTAATCTTGTTTCCGTTAAGAAATGTGATCTCATCAGCCCGGATACCTTCGGTACTTGATCCTGTGCCAACAATGTCGTTCCCTGTGACAGACATGCCAGCGCCTGACGAGCTTGCAATATAAATGCCGCGTGTAGAATGAGCTCTAACAAGGTTCCCGGAAATTTTGCCATTTGTCGTACCTGACACCATGGAAATGCCGATGGCGCTAACGGTATCAATCAGGTTCCCGGAAACAATGCAATCATCGGTTTCGCTGATTTCTATCCCAGCTAGGCCCGTGATATTTTTCACCGTGTTTCCTGAGATATTAATCGTTGACCGATAATCGGCACTTGCTGCGGAATCGCCATCGACATTGATCCCCGACGCGCTGGCTGTATCAATGAAATTCCCGATGACATTTTTGCGCCCGCACTTGAAAAGCATAATGCCTTCTTCGGTGGAATTTGTAATAATGTTATTGGCAATTACTCCGCCGCCGATGGGATCGCCCAGTTCGTTGCCATCACCAACGTATATCCCGAACATTCCACTATCCGTGATGGTGTTACCTGTACACGTGAACCGTCCCGTGTTGGCAAACCCAATAGCACCCGGCGATAGAAGTTCAGTAAACGTTACCACTGCCGAATGAGAACCATAAATTGTATTTCCAGTAACTGCCGTTTGCTCTGCACCTTGTACATAAATCCCACACCCAAAATCAAACGCACTAGTCCCACCCAGAACGTTGCCTGATATATTCTCAATGGTATTATTGGCTATAACTGTCCGCCTAACATTCATGATAGCGGGCAGTGCCCCGTCGGTCGAAAATTGATGGTTTCGATATGCAACGATCCCATACGTGAGGTAATCTTTGATCGTGTTGCCTTCGATCACATTCCCAAGGCAATTTTCCCCGGCGGCAATGGCTTGGACCAGAATGGCCGTACCGTTTCCAGAAAGCATGACATTATTTGATATAACGTTATAACTTGCGTTCCTACGCACGGCGATATCAACGCCGACTTCTGCCGTTGGGGCACCCGGAACCGCTGTAGAATTAACAAAAATGTTATCGCTGACAATATTATAACTTGCCGCCGTGGTTAGGACGACACCAGAACCTCGCGTGTTTTCAAAAATGTTCTCCCGAACAATACAGTTATTCGCAGTCACCTTTATGCCCGCGCCATCGGTTGTGGTCGAGAAATCCCCACTTTGCCATATGTGAAGCCCCGTTACCTGACATTTGTCAGCGTTCACGTTCAAAACATTCGCCAGTGACGTTACCTGCCGGATTTGCGCCCCGCGCCCACCGCCTTGGATGCTCTGCCCCACAGATGTCATGGATAGAGCGGACGTGATCTTGTAGTAGTTCGCCGTTTCAGGAACCAGAACCAATTCTGTGGTATCAATCGCCGCCTGAATCGCTGCCGTATCGTCTGTTGTGCCATCACCCAATGCACCAAATGCAACCACATTATAACCGGAAGCACCGGGACGGACATATAGCTTAACCGGCGTGCCATTGGCGGTTTCGATGTGATGGTCAGACGCACCGGATGCTGCGACCTCATAGGAAACCCTGTCGGCTCGAGTCTGCACAATTTCGCCAGCTACAACAGTTCCAGACTGACCAGCCGTATATGTCAGAGACGTATTAGTGAGGACGGCGGCCACATCATCTAGCCAATGGCTAGTATACAAAGCAGCCTCGGCTGCACTTGCAGCCGCTGCTGACTCACTTAATGTTGCAGAAATTGCACTATTAGATGCATTAGTCGCAGAGAGATCTGCTGCTATAGTTGCAGCAGATATAGCTTCAGTTGTTGCTGATGTAATCGAAGATGAAACCCCATCATTTAGTGCTAACATTTCTGCATAAAGATTAAATGAACCAGCAGTTACATCATCAACAATATTCAATTCAGAAATTCGAAAAGGACCGGGACCAGACAATGCAAATTGTCCAATATAATCTGTTTTTTTATGTTGAAACTGTTCATTGTACTGGCGAGAATCCAAGTAAGTCACATACATGTTATAAACAACTGATCTATCACCAGAAGTAGTTGTAAAAAGATCAATATCAATTGCCCCATTGATATCAATATCTACAACATAAGGTCCAGTTGCAAAAACAGCTTCACCTTCTTCTTTATCCCAAGAAGTTAATTCAAAAACTACTTGACCATTGGTTGGAGTTACACCTGAAGGTAGTAAAACCAAGCCTGTGATATTTGTTAAAGATACAGCCATAGTAAGTTCTCCTACGTTCAATTCGAGTCCAATAGGTTACTAATTTTTAATTGTCAATTAATACACCCAAAACAGTTTATTATTTATATTGAGTACGCCACAATTGAAAAGCTCTTTGTAAGGTATCTGGATTTACATCTTTTGTATTAGATCCTAATCCCTTAATAAACCTATCATAATCTTCTTGAACAACCGATAGGTTTCGTTGGTAAGCTTGTTGTAATTCTCCTAATGGACGCTGTGCATCTATATCTGGTAAGTTGTCTAAAAAAGACTCAAACGAAAAACCAGATTTATTCTGTAATGAATCGCTGAGAGGTTTTTTTGGTATCTGATTATTAGATACCATTTCTTTACGATTGTTATCTGGAATTTGAGTAGAAACTGAAGGTGGTATATTAGTCATTGAAGATTCAGCTTGTCGGGCACGAGATCCAGCAGGTTGAAAAAAAGTATTTCCAATTTCAGAAAGTAACCCACCACCAGAAAAACGATTTCCTGATTGTCCTGCTCCACCACCATCAATCATATCTCGAAAATTTAAAAAATTGGCCATGTATTTATTCTTTCTTTTCTGGTGTCGAGAATTTCTATTTATGCGCTCAACTCTGCCATCAGTGTATTACTAATATCTTTAGCCCAGATACGCAGTTCCTTAATTGTACCCATGAAGTCGTAACCAATCTCTATGTCAGTTGCCGACAAGTCAGGCAGTGCCGTTGGTGTGGTGTCTGCCGTGAGTGCTGTGCCATCGACCGCTCCGTTGATGAATGTAGAGCCGTGGCGGCTGGCGATGTTGAACGGGACATTGATGCCGGGAGAGTAAGCTGATGCTCCACTTTCAACCACATCCCCCACCCCACCTTCGACCTGATAAAAGTCGATCCGTCCATCGCCGGTATTCGTCGCAATGTATTGCGTGAGGCGGTTACTGCCGTCAGCCTGCCATCTAGTAAAAGTAGCCTCTGACCCAGAATTAGTATCCGCATAAGTCATCGTCCCCTTCATCTGGATAGAGACTGCGAGGGGGTTGATTTCACGGATTGAGACGTTGTCGACCAAAGACGTCCCGCCGCCCCCAAAAT